TGCCGCTGGCTAAGGGCATCGAACAGCATGAACATAGCCGTGTACAATGCCAGCACCAGTCAGAGTCTAAACATCACCGGCTTCACCACGGACGCCTGGAATCACTTCGCGGCGGTGTTCGATCACACCAATGACACGCTGACCGGATATCTCAATGGTCAGCAGAGTGCCACCACGGCACTGACCATAACAGGGGACATCTCCAACTCATATGACCTGTGGATAGCGAGGCGTGGTACCACCGACATTCCTACACAGAACTGGTGGACGGGCAGGATATCAACCATAAGAACTTACAATCGTGCCTTGAGTGCCAATGATGTTGATAGAAACTTCCAAGCGGAACGTAGGTTCCACGGCATTTAGACTACAAGATCCAATTTCGTTTGCTGGCAATTCTACATGTAATTTAGATAAGTATAAGCATGACACTGATAAACAAATCTCAAATACTAGGAGTCCAATACGAGTCAGATGCATCAAATGTCAAAGTGGCATATCAAGACTCCGGACGCTTAAAAAGAACCATAGTTACCGCAGACAATTCAATTGTGTCCGAATGGGTATCCGACGGCGGAACCATTGCAGACTACAAAGAGCCTAATGCCGGACCAAAACAAGCAACTCCTGTGCTAAGACCTTAGACAATCAGATCTAAAATAGTTTGTAATTTTGATTTTATAGTTTTATTTTGAAGTGTTTTTCTCACACCATCGTGCAAAGGTTGAGGCCAACCATTGATAGAAACCCAAGCGTACCCTGAGTGTTCTTCATTCAAACGGGGCGTAAATTCCTGATCTACTACACATACAAAGGTGTGAAACTTGAAGCGAGTGTCTTTGCTTACAAAAAGTTCTAATGGAATGGTTTTTGTGATGTTCGGCTGTTGTCCTATTTCTTCAACTATTTCTCTCTGCAATCCCTGCCATGGAGTTTCTGTATCAACAGATTTTCCGCCAACCATGCCCCAGGTTCCTTTTTGTTTTTGAAGACGGTTTAAGAATAGAAATCTTTTAGTGCTTTTTGCATAAAACAAGCATCCAGAAGCTATTATTGCACTCATGATATTATTTTACACTCTAAAATGTAATAGACCAAGAGCCTGGCTCGTAAAAACCTTCGAATGATTTAACCCAAAAACCATTTGCTCCTGTCCACTTGTACTGCACACCTGTGGTAAGATTTGTAACGTATTGGATAGTGTTGTAGGTAGAATCTGAAGTGGAGTCATTTAAGTTGGCATCAAATCTTTTGATCCAAACCCCCGACTCCTTTTCAATTATGTCATTGGCCGATGCTACAACTCCTCCCCAAGCAGATTGATTTATTGCATCATTGGCGCCTCCGATGTCTTCGGTCAACAAGTATCTAGTACCGTTAGCAACTCCATCAGGATTGAAAGTCAAAGGGTTAATTACCGCATCAACGGCATCTAAAGTATTAGTAGGCACAGAATCGCTATCAACCGTAAACAATAATGTGAACTCGTCTTGAGGATCAATGGCAACAGTTCCAGTGACATCCACTATCACATCATCACCATTCAGTGTTGTCGCACTTTGTTGTAATTTGATCTGACTGAGTCCATTTCTAATTTTTTTGCTGTACAAGGACTCTATCTTTAGCCAGTTAATTTTGTTTCCATATTGTGTTTGAGATTCAAAAACCTTGTTTTGTCGATTGTCAGCATGGGTAGTATCATTATCAGATTGAGATCCTAGTAAAGTCATTTTATTACCAAGAAGTAGCAAGCCATATCCCCCGGGAGTAAATTTTTGATTAGATAAAAGATCATTACCAACAATACCATTTACGTCAATCTCTCCGGTATCTTCATTGAAAATAGAAGTTATAATTTTTTCTATGACACCTAATTTTTTTAACTTAGCAGGTGGAGATAACCAAATTGGTGTTGTAAAGTCTAATGAAGCAACATCTATTTCGTCGGCTATGCCCTGAGGTATTGCCCTAGACGAATAAGAAATATTTGTTAATTCAACATAAGACAATGAAGTCCAGTCTAAAAAATTATCTGTGGTTTGTAATTCTAATGCAGGATTAAACAAAACCAAGATTTGTTCTAAAATTTGTAATTTCTGATCAGTGTTTGTCGTAAAAATGTCTGCCCTAAAAGTAATCTCAAAAGGAGTCGGCATAATTCTTTCGATGGTGTGTGATTGTCCGGGTGCACCGGTGTATTGACCAGTGGTTGCGTCATATTCTCTTTCTCTGATGTGTTTCTTGTCGATGTGATAAGGATTTTGCATCCTGTCGCGATCGTAATTCAATGAAGTTATGTAACAAGAAATTTGTGGAGCTGCGATTAAAGTATTTTCAGAACCTTTCTTGATTATTTGAGCAACCTGTCTAGACATGTCTCCATACTTGACTGGAACTTGTAATGTTTCTGCAACGCCTTTGCTGTTTTTACCTGTGACATAAGAAAAATTAGACATCATTCTTATGAACTGGACAATGTACCTTCTTATCTGGGCATCATAAAAATGTTGCATTAGTTGTCCGCCTTGGGTTTAAGAAGTTTACTAAGTGCCACTCTCTCGGGAGTTGTTGTGCCATCATTTAGTAATGTTTGATTAGAATTGTTTATGAAATCAGTTTTTTGTGTTTGCCTTACCTGCTTCCATGTTGCGTTAGATCCTGCAGATCCCGGCACAACTCCACTGCTGTCAGAAGTTGAAACAAAAATATATAATTCATCTCCAAAATTAACCTGGTCATTGAGTGTGTAAGTCGTAGCACTGGACCAAGTGCCTTTGTTAGTTGTTCCCTGAGTACTAGTGTTTGTCATGTTCATTCTAACCCCGTCTTCAATTTTTACAAACCTTCTACCATCATATCTAAACAATCTATTAGGAGCGTAATCCGTCCTTAAGAAATACATTCCTTCGACGGGTTCTGCTGGGAATGAAGTTCCGTAATTGTAAGTTTCTCCGTTGGCAGGAATAGCGTCTCCTGTCAAGTATCCTTCTATATATCCGTTGGCTTGAGGAGTTTGATAAACTTTGTCCACATTGATATGGCCGGTGTCTGTTTTCATGTCATCGTCTACAGTAACAAGAGCTATTCTGCCCTGTTCATCTGTTGGCATAACATGAAGCTGTTGAGTATTGTAACCAGACTTTGGTACATCAGATTCTGCTTGGTCTATAATAGCTTGATTGATCGACAGATCCGTGTCCCTAGTTTTTTGATGGGTATTTTCAGATTTATCTCCAAGTATATCTCTAAATTCTTGTGCATCTTCGATGCCTTTTACTCTTACTCTTAATAGATGAGGCCACCATGTTTGCGAAAATCCTTCTGAAGCACGATTAACATCCTGCACCACATAATATCTTTTGAGAGTTTCTGTGTCAGTTTCCACTAAAGAATGGTCATCTTTCAAATGAGGCAACTCGATCACATCGCCTGCCATAATCTTTCGCCCCAACATGTCGACGGTGTCGTTCAAATGAAAAACCATGAACAATTGATCATTTTGTAAAAATAAGCCAAATTGCGACAAATCAAAATCTATATCTTGCACATTATAAATTACTCTGCCTTTGTAGACATCAGGATCATACTTGCGATCTCTGTTTTCTAAGAATAGTAAATCTTGTATCGAAGTCTCGAATATAGCATCAGCATCTCTGTTTGGCTGTGTAGCATCATTAGTTTCTCCCTGGTCTACAGGTCCTAAATACTTGTGGATATAAGCATCTGTGCCACCTACTTGAAATCTTTCGGATATTATCCTATCCATAAAAAAGTAGTCATTTCCTTTTTCGGGTTTGTATAATGATAATCTTGGCATTTTAAGTATTTATAGGTGTAAATAGTAGAGTATGGTAGATACAGTCAATAACACAATTACGGATCAGGACACAATAGTAGCCAAACAAGAGATATTTGATTATGTCAAGACACGCTTGGGCGATGGCATGATCGAAGTAGAGCTTGATGCCAAACACTATGAAATGGCATTTACTTCTGCTGTAGACAAATTTCGTCAGCGATCATCAAATTC